AGCTTGTGATGCCCTAGCTAAGTGACCACCCAAATACACCCTCGTAGGCGTAAGAGTAGCCTCAGACTCAGTAAGCACATCAGCTCCCATTGCAGCAAACAGATCATCTTCTGTATTTGCGAATTGAACTTTTAAATTTGGTAATTCAGCCATAATTTATATTCTCCTTATTTGTAGACTCAGGGGGCTATTCACCCCCATCATCGTAATTGAACAACAACCTAATGGCTTAACTAAATGTAGATTTACTGTGAATAGCAGTAACCCATTTCTTGTCGAGAACCTTAGCAGCGAAATATCCCTTCCATGCAGCAATATTATACTGATTTACAGGATCTGTCTTGTCAGGCGTATCAATGTAAATGAACTGTGGTTTCATTGGTGAAGCAGAACCTGAGAGCTTCATACACCCTACTGCCTGTTGACCGAATACAAACCCAGTGAATACATTACCTGTAGCAGCATAAGTTCCGAAAGTACCTGCACTAGATAGCTGTTTGAACCCTAGAGTCCAATCAAGTACCTTAACACCTGCAATCATTCCGATCTCACCCTTGTAGATCTTCTGTCCACTATTCTGATACACATTAACAGCATTCCACTGAGAATCTGCTTGTAGATCATGGATCTGCTGAGGCATAAGAGCTGCACAGTAATATCCACCTGCAAAGGTAGGAACACGTTTGATACGCAACTGTGTTACACTAGCCTTAAGATCAGAAACCTTAATCTTAGCATCTGCCGCACTTAGTTCCTTAAAAGTATCCCAAGCTGTTTCAAGAGTTGCTTCAGAAGCAGCATCTACATTCTCACTACCACAGAAGGTATTGAAACCTGAGCTAGTAATAGCAGTCGTGCCATTATACATTACTTCTAAGACTATCGCATCACGGATAACAGAGTCTACTTTATAAGCAGCAGCTTCACCCATGCGAGCAACCTCAAGATTCAACTGATTGATTAAGTCTGTCTTTCTACGAGTGTCAGAGATCTTAACCTTTTCAGAATACTGAACCAAAGGTATGTCAATAGCAGTAAGAGTACTGTTACTGAAGTTAGTAGTAGGTGTTCCTTCTGTAAGTGTTTCAACCGTAGAAGCAGCAGCTTCAGACCGTTTAAACATGCGGAGAGTAGTAGAACCAACCTGTGAAGGTAGATCATACTTACTGCATAACTCAGCAAGGCGTTCCTGTTCGATTGCATGTTTCAGCAATACTTTTGAATAAAACTGTGAATACCTATCTGAGGTTAATCCACTAGTTGTACTTGTGATTGTCGTGTCTGCCATAATATTTTTCGTTTATACGAGGGCCATCGAATCTGCTCTACGTGCTTCTCTCATCATTTCTTCAGCTTCCTGTTCAAGACTCTTTTGAGCATTGATAGGTGATGTAGTATGACTATTGGCACTAGATCCTCCGACCTCCGTTAGTTTTTTATATTGTTTTAATTCTTTTGATAATTGTGCAATCTTCGCATCCTTATCAGCTAATGAAGTTGAAGCTAATTCACCCTCTGCTATGTGCACAGCTAGAGCAAATCCATCCTTCTGTTGCATGAATCTTGGGTCAGCATCTAGTAAGCCTTTTACTCTCTTACCAATAGGAGAGTTAGCATCTGCTAAGTCCTTATTCGCTGAGCTTGTAATAATCTTACCTGCAGTTTCCCACCATTCGCTTGGATCTACTTCTACTGCTTGCTTAGAGGTTTCCTGTAAGTTGGATAGCTGTTGTAACTCCTCTTGACGTTGCGCATCGGCATTTGCTTTAGCTTGCTCTGCTTCGTCATATTGTCCTTTATCTTCATAGTATTTAGATAATTCCATATACTCTTTAGACGTAGGGGGCCTCTTAGCTTCTTCCTGTTCCTCTTTAAGTGCATTGATTTCCTCACGCATCTTGGCAAGTTCATCACGTTCCTGATCAAGTGCAGACCTTGTGGTATCTTTCTCTTCCTGAAACTTCTTCCAGTTCCGATCATACCTCTCATTGTCCTTTTGCTCTTTAGTCTTAGAAACAGTTTCTTTAGCCTCCTCGGTTTCCTGAGCAACCTCTTCAACAGGTTCAGTATCTTCTTCATCTTCATTAACTGACAAGTCAGCTTCATTGCAGTTGTCTTGTTCTGTTGTTTCAGTGTCAGCATCACTGTCGTTACTCTCTACCGCTTGTTCGATGCCATCCTGCTCTGCATCTATTATACCATCAGGATTAGAAGTATCTTCAGGTAGACCTTCGAGAGCATCTTCTCTCATAGCGTCTGCCATCAACTCTTCACCAAGTGTATCAAGTTCTTTATTTAATGTGTCTTCCATTATATTAATTAATTTGAGCCTGTAGTTTATCGAGAATATCCAGTTCAGACTCATTTCTGAAGTTCTCGTATTCGTCCTCATTTAACGGTTGAGGATCATTAACCGATAGGTTGAAGATATGAGCTACCATTGATCTGCCTCCGAATGCTGCGCCTGCATTGTATTGTGTGTTTTTAGTCTCTATGACTGCGCGTGCATTGTTCTCGGCTTCTAGGTTGCTCACAAACTTCGTGAAACGTCTTCCTGTCTCTGACTTGAAAAACGCTTCTAAATTCTTTGCATCCCCCTCTGTCCATTCAGTCTGTGGAAGAATGACTGTAGGAGAGAAGGTTAGTCTCTTGAAAATCTTTATATACCTGTATATGTTTCTAAGTGTTTTCATATTACATCATAGGTTGTTCTTGCATAGGCATCTGTTCTTGTGGCATCTGACCACCCTCTTGTTCTTCAGGGGGTAACTGTGAAGCAAACATTTGCTCTACTTCTGCTCTAAGATCCTGTGCTGCTACGCTATCCTGTTGGGCATACATCAAGAAGTGTTCTTCCATGTGTTGCATAATCATTGGTATAGCCTTTGGATTAGTAGGTTCTTCACCATTCTGATCCATACTAATTAACTTAGTAGCTATAGACATAATTCTAACACGATGATTTTCGTGAGGCTTAATCAAGGCAGTATGTCCATCCATTAACAGAGCACCTATCTCAATAGCCTCATCTTCCTCTTCTTCAGCAGCTACCTCATTAGGATCAACATACAAGCTCTGTGATAGACCTACCTCATCCGCTTCCATCAAGTCCTTAGTAAGACCACCTTGATCAGTGTAAGGGTTACCTGTGAGTATCTGATACCTATTAAGGGCTTTCTGATACTTTCTATCTTTATCCCAACTATCAGGAGCACCACTAGGCATAATCTGAAACACAGCTTGCATAACCTCTTCAGGTATCTCTACCTGTTGATTACCTACGAATATCTGTTTAGCTTCAGGTGAGAATTGCTGATACAATGACCAACACTGTTTATAAAGTCTTGTGAGTGATCTACGGAATAACCTACTCTTTAGGTCTACCCCTGTATTCACCATCTGAGATATAGCATTTACCTCTGTAGCAGTCCTATTACTACCCCTCTTACCTGATACCCCTGAGTATTTATTACCCATACCGAAGTCAGGAACCTGAGCAGTATCCTCAGCTACTATCTGTGTTCTCTGTATCTCTTCATCCCATGAAATAGCAGGAGCACCTGAATCAACCCTTCTTAGATTGTTGGGGAATATCTGTCCTGGCCTCAAACTCAGGTTAGACATATTACCACCAGGTTGCCCATCTACTGTATAAATTGGATTATTGTAGTAACTCATCGCATCCAACTTATTATTCCACATCTTTGTGGCACTCATCTCATAGACAGCTAATAACTCAGCTATCCCTCTAGAATCGTAGTATCTCTTTTCCTTCTTCTCATGTAAGAAGTCTACGTAGGGTAACTGTCCATGATTATAAGGTAACTTGAAAGATGGTTTGATATTTACTTCAGGAGCAAGGGGGGAGAAATAAGATACCTTATATGATCCATCCTCTTGTTTCTCATAACAATTCCAGATAACTATTTGATTCTTATGACCTCTAGTAATACCCTCTCTATCATACTGTGCATCTAGCTTCTCAAACTCAGTGTCTATATCTACATGCATGAGCTTCTTGATAGTCTCAGGATCACTCTTAAACTCCTTATGAGACTTGTATTCCATTACAGACATCTGCATGACCTCTGTAAGCCTGTCAGCAGTCTCTAAGCTCTTAGTCCAACCTGGAACAATAATGTATAGTGGGTCTATAGCATCATAAGCTATCTTACCCTTATCTACATCCCATCTACTCTTCATAATACCATGTCCTGTTTGTAACATGAAATCTATGAGAATGATAAGTTGATCTTCAAAATTCGTTTCTTCTTTGATCTGATAATCAAACCAAGTCTCTACATCTGCAGTCTTCATCCGTAGTTGTTCATCCACATTAGGGCCTGCAACAAAGGATGCTACCTTGTCCATACTTGAGAACTGTGCAAAGTAGAAAGGCAACATCTTGCGTATAGTGTTGTCTATCAATGGGAAGTGCATATCTGATGCACCTGGATGCGGTTTATTCTTCCTTCTTAATCCATGATTACGCATCCTATAGAAGAGACTCTGACGAGTTTCCCATTCACTCCTTTCAGTCAAATCCTCTCTAACCTTCGAGTATAACTGCTGGTTAGATGATTCTATGTTCTCTGCCTGTGGTTCTTCTAAATTCATAATTTAATTCTTTTAAACATTATGCACCTGTGATAAATGCCTCATTAGATTCTGATCCACCTTGTCAATCTCATTAGAAAGGTCTTTCCTCGTTGTCCTAATCTCTTTGTATATATTATTAACATCTGCATCTAATTTTAATTGTGTAGACTTTATCTCTGCCCAAACGGCTTTCATAACAAATGCTATGAACAGGTTTAATACACCTGCGATAAGTCCTATCACTACTGCGAATATCGGTATTGCGTATTCCATTCTTTATTTGCGTCCCCCTGGCGTGAAGTAATATCCTAAAATCATTTGAAATCCTAT